TTTACCTTGGTGGATGACATTGGAAATGCCCTGATTGCTGACAGTCGAGGGGTAATCGCCACAAGATTCTGGGAATCTGACTGTGACGAACTTATCTTTGTGGACTCGGATGTGACATGGGAAGCGGGTGCGTTGCTGAAATTGGTAGATGCGCCTGTGGACTTGGTTGGCGGGGTTTATCCTTCAAGGCGTGACCCGATCAGCTACCCACTTCACTATCTAGACCGAAAAGAACTGTGGGCAGACCCTGAAACGGGGCTTTTGGAAGTCAAGTCTATTGCTACGGGGTTTATGAAACTGAGCCGAAATTGCATCGGAAAGATGATTGAGGCTTACCCTGAAAAGCATTACTACACCGCTGAACGGGACAAAGAGTTCTACCCCTTGTTTGACCATGTTTTTGAAGATGGTTACAAATGGGGTGAGGATTACAGCTTCTGTATCCGATGGGCAAAGATTGGTGGGAAGGTGTGGATTGACCCAGAGATTGCAATGGGGCATATTGGCTATAAAATCTTCCAAGGGCATCTAGGAAATTACCTCAGAAATAGGTAAAATTCGTCCATTCTTTGCAAAGGAAAATTATGTCAACTCCTTTCCGTATTGTCGGCCCAACCGTTGCGGTTTCTGCTGGCGCTTCTGCCACGACTGAGCGTCTGGTCAACAACAATCCCAACATTCAATGTAACTTTGTGTCTCTGATTAACACAGGGGCAACAAGCGTTGCGGTGAAGTTTGGCCCTACTGGTGTGGATGCACCTGTTTTGCCTGTAAGCGGTACAAATACTGGTGACTTTGTGTTGCCACCCAAAATGAATGATGCCATTATGTTTGCTGTGCCAACCACTCCCACTTATGTGCGAATGATTGGTTCTGCTGCTGGCCCTTCAATCGTTTACGTCACCCCCATCGCTTTCTAAGGGGGTTTCATGGCTGACCCCGCCGAATCCGAAAACCAGAATCTGCTGCCAGTTCAGGCATATTTTGCCGTTGATGGCACGTTTCAAACCTTCATTGGGCAAGGTCAGCCGTTTTATGCGACTGTGAACCCCGATCAATCGGGCTTGCACATCACAAACTCAACGATTGATTCCACCACAATCGGCGCTACAACACCCTCAACAGGCGTGTTTACTAGCATAGCCACTACAACTGGAACAATCGCCACAGCGCCAACCGCCAACACGGACATTGCCAACAAACAATATGTTGACGCAATCGCCCAAGGGCTGAACCCAAAGCAAGCTGTTAAATGCGCCACAACCGCTGACATTACGCTTTCTGGACTCCAAACAATTGACACCTACACCACTTTGGCGGGTGATCGAGTTCTGGTTAAAAACCAGTCTACATCCTCACAAAACGGCATTTATGTAGCCGCGTCTGGTGCGTGGTCTAGAGCCACAGACATGGATACATGGTCTGAAGTGCCTGGGGCTTACACCGTGGTTCTCTACGGCTCTGCCAACTACCAAACTGGTTGGGTTTCGACATCTGCGGATACTGGAACGATTGGGGTCACAGCGATCACCTTTGTGCAGTTCTCAGGGTCGGCTACCTATTACGCTGGCACAGGACTGTCGCTTTTAGCCAACACTTTCAGCATCACCAACACGGGAGTGACTGCGGCTTCTTATGGCTCTGCGTCTAAGACTTTGACCGCTACCGTCAATGCACAAGGTCAGCTAACCGCCTTGGCAGACACCAACATTGCGATTGCTGGAAGCCAAATCACAAGCGGCTTGGTAAGCCCTACCTATGGCGGCACAGGGGTCAATAATGGCTCAAACACCCTGACTTTGGGTGGTAGCTACACCCTGAATCAGTCGGTTGCTTCAGGCGCTGCCCCATCGTTTGTGGGGACTAACTTCACATCTATCCCAAATGCTGCGCTGACCAACAGTTCAATTACTGTCAACGGCACAAGCATCGCCTTGGGTGCGTCTGCAACCATTACAGCTGCCAATCCTTATGCTTTGACATTGGGAACGGGTCTGTCGGGTACTTCTTACGATGGTTCGTCAGCGGTAACTGCGGCAATTGCAAATACTGGCGTGACCGCCAATTCCTACACTTACGCAAACTTTACAGTTAACGCCCAAGGCCAATTGACTGCGGCATCAAGCAACGCAACGACAGGAAGCGGAAGCATCGTATTGGCGGCTTCTCCCACTATTTCTGGTGCTTGGGGTAGCCCTGATTCGCTTCAATTCAATACTGGTGCAACCGTCACTTCTGCTGTTGGAAAGATTTGGTGGGATGGCGGCACAACACTAAATGTGGGTATGACTGCCAACGTAACAGGTCACGCCTTAGAAGATCAGTTCTATTACATCAAAGCATCATCGGCCATCACCAAAGGTGAAGTGGTGATGTTTACAGGCTCTGTAGGGGCTTCTGGTGTGGTTACTGGTGCGCCTGCTACTGGCGTAACCGATGGTTCTTACATCATGGGCATCGCTGCCGAGGATATTGCCAACAATGGGTTTGGCTTGGTTCAGTATGAAGGCACTATGCATGGCCTGAATACTGGCTCATTCACCGATGGTGCGATTCTTTGGTACAACCCTGCCGTTACGGGCGGTTTGACAGCGACTAAGCCTTCTGCGCCAAACGTCAAAGTTCAAATGGCTGCGGTCATTAACGCTGGCAATGGCGGGTCGGGTTCTATCTTGATTCGGGTTTCGCCAGGCTCTGTTTTGGGTGGTACTGATTCAAATGTTCAGTTTGGGACTTTAGCCAACGGTAATGTGATTGTTTACAACAGCACCGCAGGCTATTGGGAAAACGCTGCTCAAAGCACTTTGGCGGTTGGAACTGCGACCAATTTGGCTGGCGGTGGGGCTGGATATGTTCCTTACCAATCAGGCTCTGGCACTACGGCATTTGTTTCTGCTGGCACAACAGGTCAGGTTTTGACCTCAAATGGCACTAGCGCACCTACTTGGACAACCCCAACGGCTTACGCTACCGTCACCGATGACACCACAACAAATGCCACCCGTTATCCGCTGTTTGCGGCGGCTACGGCAGGCAATTTAACAACAGAGTATGTCAGCAGTACCAAGTACCAATTTAACCCCTCTACGGGCGTTTTAACGGCTACTCAGTTCTCTGGGTCTGGTGCTGGTCTGACTTCAATTCCTAACTCGGCTCTGACCAACTCAAGCGTCACAATTGGGTCAACGGCAATCAGCTTGGGTGGGACTTCAACCACTTTAGCGGGTCTGAGTTCTGTCACCTCAACCACTTTTGTAGGCGCTTTGTCGGGTAATGCGACTTCTGCGACAACCGCAACGACTGCGACTAACGCAACGAACACGGCGATCACAGATGACACGACCACAAACGCCACTTTCTACCCGACATTTGTGAGCAGTTCAACAGGGAATTTGCCACAAACAGTTTCGTCAACAAAGCTAAAATTTAACCCATCAACGGGGGCTTTGACGGTCAGCCAGTTAATCATCGCACCATAAGGAAGAATCATGGGCAATTTAGTATTTCAAGCAACTCTAGGCGGTCAAGTTAACTTGGTAGGCCCGAATACCGCATCCACTTTTAATATCAATGTTCCTACCGTAAACGGCAACATGGTGACTACTGGCGACACAGGAACAGTCACCAACACAATGTGTGCCACAAGCGTTTACACCGCCCCTGGCACGATTGGTTCAGGAACACCTAATACTGGTGCGTTTACTACTTTGTCGGCAAGCGGTGTGGCGACAATCTCTGCGGGTTCAGCCTCTGCGCCAGCATTGACAACATCTGGCGACACCAACACAGGGATGCTTTTCCCTGCTGCTGACACTATTGCGTTGACAACAAGTGGAACTGAGCGTTTACGTCTTGATTCTTCTGGCAACTTAGGTCTTGGTGTTACGCCTAGTGCTTGGGGAAGCCCTTTACTTGGCGCTATTGAAATGCAAAAAGGCACTGCTTTAACTTCAAGCAGTTCATTCCCTATTGCTTATTTATTTGCCAATACCTATTACAACGGCACAAACTTTATTTACAAAACCAGCGCTTATGGCGCTTACTACTCTGTAAATGGCGGTAATGGTCAACATCAATGGTTTAACGCCGCATCAGGCACAGCAGGTAACGCAATCACCTTCACCCAAGCAATGACGCTTGATGCTAGTGGGAATTTGGGTGTTGGTACTACAAGTCCAAACAACAGGATTTATGCCCAAGTTACAAGTTCAACTGCATATTCTTCTGGCGTTACTGGTAACGGACTGACGCTATACAACTCAAGTGCAACAACTGGTCAGTATGTTGGTATTACTTTTAACGGAGAACCAACATCAGGCAACGGTGGTCTTGCCACCATCATGGGTACGACTACTGGCTCTGGAAACATGGATTTGGTGTTTAGCACCAGAGGCAGCTCAACACTAGCAGAACGTGCCCGTATCGACTCCAGCGGTAACTTTGGTATTGGAACCGCAAGCCCATCATTTAGATTGGATGTGTTTCAAACGGGTGCAGTTAACGTTGTGAACATAAAAGGGGATGACGCTGGCGGTTCGTATTTAGCAAGGATGTGGCAAGCCGCTAACAGCGGAAATAATGGTTTCTTTGGGTTTTTGACAGAATCAGCTGGGACAGGAACAACTAGAGGTTCTATTACCTATAACCGTGGCGGCGGTTTAGTTGCTTACAACGTAACTTCTGACTACCGAGCAAAAACTGTAAATGGTGCAGTTCAAAACGCTTTGACTAAAGTTGCTGCGTTGAAGCCTTGCACAGGCCGCATGAATGGCGCTGAATTTGATATTGATTTTTTTGTTGCGCATGAATTGGCTGACGTTGTGCCATCGGCTGTGACGGGTGAAAAAGATGCTGTCAATGAAGACGGGACACCAAACTATCAAATGGTTGATAAGTCTGCTTTGATTCCATTGTTGACAGCCGCTATCCAAGAACAACAAGCCATCATCACCCAACTGCAAGCTGACGTAGCGGCATTGAAAGGTTAAACAATGACTATTACATGGAAAATTAACAACCTAGAACGTCAAACCTCTGATGGTCTTGTAACCGTAGTGCATTGGGGTGCTTCAGCCGTAGAAGGTGACTATTCTGCTGGCATCTTTAATACACAAGCCTTAGAGCGTGGCGAATCTTTTGTTTCTTATGACACCCTAACAGAACAAACCGTTCTTGGTTGGTTATGGGAAAAGGTAGATAAAGACGCTGTTGAGGCTGCTTTGACCGCCCAAATTGATGCTCAAAAAGCACCAGTAAAAGCTAACGGCTTACCTTGGGTGACAGAATGAACTACGTCTGGAAAATCCTAGAACTTTACGCCGCTGATGGTCAGATCACATCGGCTAAATACCATTGCACCGTTTCTGATGGTGATGACTCGGTAGAAACAGAAGGTTATTGGGATTTTCCTGAAGGCGGGACTGTTCCTTTTGACCAAGTGACCGAGGAAATGGTTGCGGGTTGGATTGATGCTGCCGCTATGAAAGACGGCAAAAGCGTCATAAAATCACGCCTAGAAGAGCAGTTAAACAACAAGAAACAGCCTGTTCCAGCCCCTTGGATGCCACAGGTGTTCACCCCGAATATTTAAGGATTCGCTATGACGATGCCAATTGACCTGATTTCTAGAGCCTTAAAGGATATCGGGGCTTTGGAAGCTGGCGAAACCCCAACGCCTGATGCGGCTCAAGATGCCTTTGAGTTGCTCAATGACATTGTTGATCAATGGTCAAACGAAAGTTTCATGGTTTTCAACGTCACAGAGATTATCTTTCCTGTGATTTCTGGTCAGACTCAATACACAATTGGCCCAAATCCCTCAACCCAGAACTTTATCGGGGCTTCTTTTGATGGCTCAATTTCTGGCAACATTTTGACTGTGACAGGCATCAACTCTGGCGCTGTGGCTCAAGGCCAAACCCTGAGTGGTACTGGAATAACCGCAGGAACCCGCATCATGGCTAGCCTGACAGGTGCAGGCGGTAACGTAAACGAACAAGGTACATACCGAGTAAACATTCCCCAGACTGTTGCTTCCACAACTATTACGGCTTACTACCAAAAGCCTTTGAGCATTGATTCAGCCTTTGTGCGTATCAATACCACCTCAAATGGTCAGCCCATCATCAATGGCGGTTTGGACTACCCGATTGCTATTCTTGCCCTGCAAGATTACGAAATGATTGGTCTAAAAACGCTGAACGGCCCTTGGCCCAAAGCGATTTATTTCAATCCAAATGAGGAATCAGGTAACCTTTTTGTGTGGCCTAACCCTGCACAGGGCGAGATGCATTTGTTCGCCAATACCTTGTTTAGCCGATACGACACGCTTTACACCGATATAAATCTGCCACAAGGCTACTCAATGGCTCTGCGTTGGTGTTTGGCTGAGAGACTGATGCCGATGTACGGGAAAGCAAACCAAACGCAGATTGCGATGATTTCTCAATATGCCGCCCAAGCAAAATCCACCCTCAAGCGCACAAACATGACACCGCTGCAAACAGCACGTTATCCTGACTCTTTGATGAACTCAAGAGCAAAAGACGCTGGATGGATTTTGACAGGTGGATTTGTTTAAGGGGTAGAAAATGCCAGATTTCGGCTTTGTCGGCCCAAGTTACGAAGCGCCAAGCATTTACCAAGATGCCCAAGAATGTATCAATTTTTTTGCTGAGATTGACCCACTCAAGCAGCCTGGTGAACGTGGCGTTGTTGCGCTTTATCCAACCCCTGGCCTAACTGTCAAAGCCGTTCTCCCCAATCTGCAAGAGGTTCGTGGGCTAAGAACCCTGTCGGGCGGCACTCAAATGATGGCGGTCTGTGGGCCTTATGTCTATGTGCTGACAGAGAACCTAGTCCCTGCGGTGGTCGGGTTTCTTAATTCTTCTTCTGGAAAAGTTGGGATTACCGACAACGGAATCAACGCTTACATCGTAGACGGGGCTTATCGCTACACATGGCGTATTTCTGCGCCAGCGACTGCGGTGTTTACGGGGTCAATTTCCACCACAACTTTGACTGTAAGTTCTGTGTCAAGCGGGACTATTGCTGTGGGGCAGGCTCTTTACGGCGTGGGCGTTTCTGCTGAAACCGTTATTACTGGACTAGGCACAGGAACTGGCGGGGCGGGAACTTACACAATTAACGTTTCCCAAACAGTAAGCGCTAGAGCGTTAAATTCTGCGACTGTGGGGGCTACCTTCACCGCCACCATTTCAGGCACAACAATGACCGTTTCTGCGGTTGCTAGCGGTACTCTTTACCTTGGTCAAACAATCCAAGGCGCAGGGGTAACGGCTAATTCTGTGATTACCGCTTTGGGTACTGGAACGGGCGGGACAGGCACTTACACTTTGAGTGTTGCAAGTACCGTGGCTGTTGGTGTAACCATGTATGCCCTGAACTTTTCGGTTCTTCCCTCAACCGATGGGGCGTTTAGCGGGGCAAATACCTGCGACATTATTGACAACTACTTCATTTACAACAACCCAACGACTCAGCAATGGGGTTCGTCTGACCTTCTTAGCCCTATTTCTCAATCCACAAGCTATGCCCTGAAAGATGGGTCGCCTGATGATTTGGTGGCTTTGATTGCTGACCATCGAGAGGTTTACCTGATGGGTGAGACTTCTTCCGAGGTCTGGGTTGATGTGGGCGCAGTACCTTTTCCTTTCCAGAGAATCCCTGGCACTTCTACCCAACACGGTATTGCCGCCCCGTTTTCTCTGTACCGCCTTGGAAATTCGTTTGCTTATGTTAGCCGCAACAACCGTGGTCAGGCTCAAATCATGCAAATGAATGGGTATGTTCCACAAAGAATTTCCACTCACGCTGTTGAAAATAGCCTTGTAAACCAAGAAGTTGATGATGCTATTTCATGGACTTATCAGCTTGAGGGACACGAAGTTTATGTGGTGACCTTCCCTAGTATTGGGGTGAATGGTCTGACATGGGCTTATGACGCTACAACCCAAATGTGGCACAAGTGGCTCTATACATCTGCCGAAAACATTTACGAAAGACACCGTGGCAATTGCTGTGCGGTGTTTCAGGGAATGGTTTTGGTCGGGGATTACGACAACGGCAAGATTTATATGTTGGACAAAACCAACTTTACCGATGATGGTCGTAATGTTCGCCGCCTGCGTAGAGCGCCCCACCTTGTCACAGACTTACAGCGCCAGTACTTTGATGAGTTCCAGATTCAATTCCAGCCTGGCGTGGGTACTACGGGGCTTTCTCAGCCTACTGGTGACATATACGTCAATTCGCCTTACATCATTTACCCTGATGCGACCTTCACAATTGGCCCATTCCAGACCTATGTGATTGGTCAGCAAGCCACCCTTGGGAACAATTCCACCACAACCAACCCGCAGGCTATGTTGCGCTGGTCTAACGATGGCGGTTCAACTTGGTCTAAGGAATACTGGGTTTCCATCGGCAAGATGGGCAAGTATCGTAATCGTGCCATTTGGCGCAGATTGGGTCAGGCTAGGGACAGAATATTTGAAGTCTCGATTACCGACCCTGTAAACGCCGTGATCGTGTCGGCTAATCTAAAAGCATATGGGGGTGACAATTGACAGTTCCAAGCGGCTTACCGACAACTTACCAAACAAATCCTTATCCACAAAGTGAATTTTTGGATGGGAACACAAAAAGACCTACAAGGGCATGGCAACAATTCTTTTTGAATCTGTTGAACTTTTCCTCGGCAACAACAGCAACGACAGGGGCGGCAACGCTTCCTGCCAACCCTGTTGGGTTCATAAATGTGACCGTAAATGGTCAACCTTACAAAGTGCCTTATTACAATCCCTGAATGAAACTTTTACGCATCCCACCAGAACAAATCTCACAAAGATGGGGGTCAATTTCCCCTTTTTTGGACAGCGTTCTAAAGTGTGCGACAGATGATTTCACGCTAGACCAAATGAAGGTTTACCTAACAAATGGTCAATGGCTGACATTAGGGGTTTTTGATGATGCAGATTTGCGGGGTGTGATTACTGTTTCGTTCACAAATATGCCAAACGACAGAATTGCGTTTATTACTGCCATCGGTGGGAAAAACATTACAAATTCTGACACATTTAATCAATTTAAGGCTATCCTAAAAGCGCATGGTGCGACTAAAATTCAGGGTGGTGTAAGGGAATCTGTTGCAAGGCTCTGGCGTAGACTTAATTTCAAGGAACGTCAGATTCTGGTGGAGTTCAAACTATGAGATACAACGCATTTTTTGGCGAATTGCCGCTTAACGCTTTCAAACCCCGCCCTGGTGGTGGCATGACCCTTGAGGGCGGCGGCAACCCTATTTCAGCCGTTACAGATGCTGTGGAGAATGTTGTTGGTGGCGTTGCTGACGTTGCTGGTGATGTGGTTGAGGGCGTTGGAGATTTAGGCAAAACCATCGACCAAACTGTGCGTGATGTGTTGCCAGGCGGTTGGACTACTGCCGCATTGTTGGCCGCTGGTTATTACTATCAGCCCGAAATTCAAGCCTTTATGAACGCCCAAGGCGCAACAGTCCCTGTTTCTCAAGTGGCTGATGCTGCCGCAGCAACTGGCTCAACAGGCACAGGTTTGACCGCTGGTGGAACTGGTTTAGGCTTGACTGCGCCATCTGCTACAACTGGTTTGGGTTTGACTGCCCCCGCCGCATCTGGTTTGGCCGCAGGAACTGCCGCAGGAACTAGTGCCGCAGAACTTGCTGGTATTGGTGCGGGACTAGGTGCAACAGGCGCAGCCGCTGGCACAGGTTCTTTGCTTGGTTCTGCCGCATTACCAGCCGCCGCAACTTTGGGTGCAGCCGCAGGCGGTACTGGCGCAGGTTCTACACTTTCCTCAATGTTGCCTTATATGACCGCTGCCCAAGTCGGGACAGGTCTGCTTCAAGCCAACGCCGCTACTAACGCCGCTGACATTCAAGCCGCCGCCGCCAATCAAGCCTTGGCACAACAGCAAAAGAACTTTGAAACCATCAATGCTCAACAAGCCCCGTACCGTGGCGCTGGTTATGGTGCGTTGAATAAACTGGCAGGAATGGGTAGCGGTCAAACCCAGATGTATGACGAAACAGGCCGACCAATCGGCGCTGTGACGGGTGCAACTGACTATTTGACACGCCAATTTAGCCCTGAAGATTTTGCCGCAGGGATTGACCCAGGCTATCAATTCCGACTCCAACAAGGTCAGATGGCTAACCAAAGAGCCGCTAACGTTGGCGGTGGTGCTTTGTCTGGCAACACCCTCAGAGGTTTGCAAGACTACACACAGAATTTGGCTTCTACTGAATATGGCAACGCCTTCAACCGCTTCCAAACTCAACGCCAAAACATCTACAACACTTTGGCTGGCATCGCTGGCATTGGTCAGACAGGTCAAACTGCCGCCAATACAGCAGGAACTAACTTGGCAAACGCCGCATCTCAATTGGGTGTCGGTGCTGCTGGCGCACAGGCCGCAGGTCAAGTTGGTCAAACAAACGCTTTGGCTAACACAGCACAGAATGTGATCGGTAACTACACCTTGGCTTCATTATTGAACCAACGTGGAAATGTAATGGGTTAAGGAAACATCATGCCTGACTATCAATTCAACACAGACCTTGGCCCCAAAGCCCAACAAGGCACAAACATCGCTGACATGGTTAATCTAGCCCGTGGGGTGCAGGCTTACCAACAGGCTCAAGAACTGAATCCTTTGGCTGTTCAAAAGGCTCAGATGGATATTGAGCAGGCCAAAAAGTTAAACCCCTTGGCTGTTGAAAAAGCCACCGCAGAAACAGGAACAGCCAAACTAGGATTAAGCTCTGCTCAAACAGAAAAGTTATATGGTTTGGCTGGCGGCGTGTTGAACGACCCACGACTGAAAAGCAAAAATTCTAGCGATGTGATGGGCGCTTTATATGAAGCAAGACAACGTGCTTCTACTTTTGGTTTACCACAAGAAACTGTGGATGGTGTTTTTAATCCATTGTTTCAAGTTGCCAAAGATCGACCTGATGCTGTTCGTCAATCAATCAATAACATTGTTGAAACTCAAATCTCTCCAGAAAGCAAAAAAGCCTTGCAGATTGGCGGGACTGTTGAAATCAATGGTGTCAAATACCAATACGCCCCCGCTTCTGGCAAACTTGAAGAAATTGGTGGTGGAGTTAAGCCTGTTACACAAGAAACTAAACCCTCTGAAAAACCATCAGCAGCGCCACAAGAAGTTAAATCTAGCGGTTTGGTTCAGATTGATATGCCACTTAAAGGCATACAAATGAACACTCAGCAATCAGAGCGTTATGCTTTAGGTCAAAAAGACTTTACAAATGCTGACGAACGCCAAAAGATTGCAAAAGACAGCGCATTGGCGGCTCAACAGATCAAGCGTTCTTTGAAAGAAGCCGCAGGTAGCAAGCCTGGTCAAATCATTCGTCAAGCTGGCAAAACTTTCTTTGGCAATGCTGAATTGGACACTTTGGTTAAAAACTTGGCTGAACAACAAATTCGTCAAGCAAAACTTATGGGCGTAAGTTCTGTAAACGCAGAAAACGATTTGAAAGCTGCTAATGGTAGTGAAAACATTACCGCAGAGGCTTTGGCTCACATTGTTGATCGTTCCGAGGCAATGAACTTGGCTGCTGAAAAATACAATCAAGCATTGACCAAAATGCAAGAAAAGTATGGCAAGCAAAACGCTTACATTCATAACGACAACTTCCAACGTGCTTGGGCTAACAACTATGACCCTGTGGCGTTCTTGATTCAAAACATTAATGCTTCTAACATTCCTAAAAAGGAAAAAGACAAAGCAATTGATTACTACACAGAAGGTTTAAGCCAAAAACAATTAAACGAATTGGCGACAAAAATGAGAAACTTGAAACGCTTAGAACGTGGAGATTTCTAAATGGCAGACCCTTACGACTTAGACCCAGATGTTGCGGTTTTGCGCCGCAAAGCTAATGTTTCTGCAATTCCCACCAAAAAAAGCCCATTTGCCAATAAGAATCCACAGCTTCAGCCAGATGCAGAGTATGACTATGAATCAGACCCTGATGTTGCCATTCTTACCAATCGTGTTGCAAAAGACCCAGAGCAAAAAACTGAAACTGGTTTTTTACCATCTTGGTTAAGAACTGGTTTAGAAACTGGTTTGGGCGTTGCCTCTGGGATTGCTACCCCGATTGCTGGCGGCATCTACGGTATCGCCAAAAGTATTCCTGAAGCCATTAAAACTGGTCAAGCGCCAGCCCCAATTGCTCAACGCTATGCCGAGCAGTTTATTAAGCAACGCCCTGGTTTTACCGTCACAGACCCACAAGCACAAGCCAACTTAGAGGCTGTGCAACAAGCGTTTGAGGCTTCTAAATTGCCCCCTGTGTTTCCAGAAGCGCAAGGATTGGGCGTTAAACCTGCTGAAGTTTTAACCAACAAAATTCCATTAAAAACAGCCGCAAATGCACAAGATGCTTTGACGCAACAATTTGCCCAAAAGGTTTCTCAAGGAACTCAATCTGCTAAAGATTTGGTGTCACGCAACAAAGTTTCTATGCGTGTTGAGCCTACTGGTCAAAGTGCTGGTGCGGCTGCGGCTGTGCCTGAAAATGTATTGCGTGGCAACATTGATGCGGCTATTGCTAACGCCTCACCTGATTTGCAAGCTCATATTAGTCAAGTTCCACCGCAAAAAGTAAATGTTCCCGCTTTGGAAACTAGAGCGTTGGAAGAAAAGCATGGTGTTAATCTTTTGACTAGCCAACGAACTGGCGACCTTCAAGGTTACACAGAGGCTTGGAATCAACGTGCCAAAAATGGTTTGGTTAGCGACTTTGAGCAACAGCCAAAACAACTTGCAAACGCTTTTGAAATGTCAAAACAGCGCCATGCGCCTGACATTCCATCAACCGCTGATGCTTCTGAGTTGGGTCAAATCACAATCAATTCTTTGGCAGAAAAAGACAAAGTTCGTCAGCAAGCAATTAGCAACGCTTACAAGGCTTTGGAAGATGCCAATGGCGGTCAGTTCCCAATTGACACAGGCAAACTCAAACAAAACATTGATGCTGAGTTGACTAGAAAATACAAGTCAAGATATTTGTCTGAAGGCATTGCTGGTGACTTAAATCAATTCCTAGAAAACCCAACTTTTGAAGGTTTTGAGGCTTTACGCACTAACTTGGCAGACGAAATGCGTAATGCCAAAGATGGCAAGACCAGACAAGCCGCCTATATTGTTCGTGATGAACTAGAAAAGTTGCCTATTTTTGGCGAAGGTACTGGCGACCCAAGGGCTATTCAACTCAAAGAGTTGGCAGACAACGCTAGACAGTTACACGCACAACGCAAGAGAATCATTGAAAACAACCCCGCATACAAAGCGGCAATCAAAGAATCTGCCAATTTGGATGATGTTGTGGCGCAAGGCGAAAGTCTTAATGCTGACAAATTCCATCAGAAGTTTATTGCCAACGCAAGCCCTGAAGCAATTAGACGCATGAAAGCTGAAATTGGTTCTGACAACTTGGCTAACCAAGCAATTGCATTTGCTGAACTTGAACGGGCAAAACGTGCAATTACCAACGCAAATGAAACCCGTGTCAAGTCAGATACTTTTGCAGATTTCTTGAGAAAAAATAAGTCTGTATTAAAAGAATCTTTGCCGCCAGAAGCTATGCAAGATGTGATGGAAATTGGTTTGTTAAACAGCAAAATTGGCAAGCCTGAAGCTGGTGCGTTTAACTATTCAAACACATGGTCTAGCATGATGGCAGACATGGCTAAACAAGGTCTTTTGGGTCTTGGTGAAGCTAAACTTGCGGCAGCCACTAGCGGGGCATCCATCCCTGCGGTTGGTGGTATGAAAATGATGTTTGAGAAAATGAACAAGGATGCTTTTGCTAATAGCCAAAGGAATCCTTACGGCGGCTTAACTAAGGACTAAAAATGAGCGTCAATCTTTCCCCCATCGGTAACGGCTTTCAGTTCTTTACCACCACAGGCTTGCCACTTGCAGGCGGTTTCCTCTACACCTATCAAGCAGGGTCAACAACCCCCGCAACGACCTACACCGATAGCGCAGGGACTATCCCCAACACCAACCCAATTCAATTGGGTACTGATGGCCGCCCACCACAAGAGATTTGGTTAACCGCTGGTTCAACCTATAAGTTTGTGCTTGCCGATTCTGCTAACGTGGTGATTCAGACCTATGACAACCTTTATGGAATTATTGGCACAAGCCCATCGGTCAGCGCAGTTCCTGCTGGCGGCATTATTATGTGGAGTGGCTCAATTGCTAGCATCCCTTCTGGATATGTCATTTGTGATGGCACGAACGGCACTCCTGATTTGCGTGATCGCTTTGTTGTGGGTTCTGGCAACACCTATGCTGTGGGTAATACTGGCGGTTTTACTTCTTCTGTGACCTCAAACATCGGTACAAACCTGCCGCTTTACTATTCTTTGGCTTTCATTCAGAAAACCTAACATGGAAAGCGTGGAGACTAAATTGGCTGTTCACGAAGCCATCTGTGCCGAGCGTTACCACAGAATCAACAGTTCTTTGGATGACGGGTCTAAGCGCATGACCAAGATTGAGTATCTGCTTTATGCGGTAATGATTGCGGTGTTGCTTGGCCCTGGCGTGGCTGCCGAGTTCGTCAAGAAACTATTGGGGTTGTGATATTGACCCGATTTCCGCAATGCTCATGTTGGGTAGCGCCCTCAAGGGAATTCGTTCCTGTTGTGAGATGCTCAACGAAGGCAAAGCGGAGATTCAACGCATAAAGAAGGGGGTAGCCGATGCCAAGGAAATTGTTAAGGAAGTCTCTGGATTCTTTGGTTGGGTTAAAAGTTTGTTTAGTGGAGTGCAAAGCAAATCTCAGACTCCACAAGCAAATTTGAAGAGTTTGCAGACTACACAAAAGAAAGACGAATATGTTGACTACATTCCTGACGAAGATGCGATTGTTGACCAGTTCATTAAGCACGTTGGCGACTTCTTTAAGGCGCAGGCTTACCTCATTGCTTACAAAGAAGATTTAGAGCGCAAGGTCTTTAGTTCGTCACATGGCGACAATAACATTGGGGCTTTGGAGTTGATTTCCATTGAAACCAAGTTGGTCAAGTGTGGGACTGAACTGCGGGAGTTGATGAACGAAGCGCCAGCCCAACTAGGGCCGCTTTACAGTCGCTACAAGGCGATGCACTCAAAGATTCTTGATGAGCAAAGGAAGGCTAGGGAAAGGGACAGGAAGAACGAACGGCAAAGGCGTATAGACCAGATCAAGACCGAGAATGACAGGGTTGATCGCTGTGTTCCACATTGGGTTACGCTTGGGCTGATTATTGTTTTCTGGGTGTTTATATGGCTAATATCTCTGAGTATGACGCAAAAATCTACTTTTGGGGCATGGTCTTATTTGCCACAGTCAGCTTCATTGCACTCCCTGCCGTTGCCTTTATCTATCTTGAGAATCGAATCATCAACGAACAGACCAAGATTGCTTTGAAGAAAATCGAGAAACTTGAGCGTAAGCTAACCAAAGAAAAGGAAGAATGATGTTGCCAATAGTCGCCTCAATCGTAGCCAACCTGATTGATAACGGGATGCACAAGGTTGCTGACCAAGTAATTGAGAAGGGCGTAGATGCCGTTCAGGAAAAGTTGGGCATGGAACTCAAACCCCAAGGCGAGGCAACGCCTGAATACAACGCCCAATTGTCGGCAGAGGCAATGAAGCATCAAGAGTTCATGGCCGAATTGGATGAGAAGTCCACCCAACGGGCTACGGATATGTATATGGCAGACGAAGGCACAAGAAAGTTCAGCCAACACTACGCCTGGTTCATAACTGTGGTTTCCTTTGCTTACTTCTTTATCGTTTCCTTTGCCCCTGTGGAAAACCGCAATCGGGACTTCATTAACATTATTTTGGGGTTCTTGATCGGTACTGCGGTTAACTCGCTGATTCGCTTCTTTTACGGTTCTTCCAACAAGTCTCAAGAAGCTGTTGACCAAAAGCAGAAGGAACAGCAATGACGCCAGAGAGAAAACACCTTGTCGCTGCGGGAGTGAAAGACCCTGACAAATGGCTAGATGCCGTGGTTCAAACCTGCGCTGAGTTTGAGATAAACACGCCTGAGAGGGTTGCCGCCTTCATTGCCCAGACCGCCCATGAATCTGGTGGTTACACGATGTTGTCTGAGAATCTGAATTACAAAGCGGCGACATTGGCGGCTTGCTGGCCTAACCGATTTGCAGTCTTGGGTGCTGACAAGAAACCGATTAAAGAGAACGGCAAGATGGTTCCCACCGCTGTGGCTAACGCTATTGCTGGTAAGCCTGAAATCATCGCCAATATGGTCTATGCCAACCGCATGGGTAACGGAACGACAGAATCTGGTGAGGGGTGGAAATACCGTGGCCGAGGATTGAAGCAGCTTACTGGAAAGGATAACTATGCAAGATGTGGTGCGGCGCTTGGTGTTGATCTTGTTTTACAGCCTGATCTTCTTCTTGAACCTTTGGCTGCTGCCCGAAGCGCTGGATGGTTTTGGAAAGCTAATAACCTTTCTTCTTTCGCTGATGTAGAAGATATAAAGGGCATGACAAAAAAGATAAATGGCGGGTTCATTGGGCTTGAACAACGCCAAAAACTCTACGATAAAGTCAAATCAGTCTAAAGACTTCAGCACCATAAAGACGATAAACGCAATCACCCCAATGGCTGCGCCTAAGATCAATATGGTGCTTAACATGAGAATGTTGCTCATCGCTTCATATTCCTAACAAACACCGCAAAGCTGGCGGCTGTGTCGCCAAACACGGTCATTTTCTCAAACTCTTGGGCGACTTCCTCAAGGACTAGATTGCGGTAAGGGTCTAGACCTTTGGTTTGCTCAATGTGCTGTTTTCTCCAACCCATTGCGGCTTCCCGTTCTATACGGGCAAACTCATCATCCTCATCTGTCATTTCTTTTCTCCAAGAATTTTTGCCCAGTCTACCTTTTGTTTGGCTGCCCATTTCTCAAAGTTCTTGTCTATAACTTCAGGTAGGGCTTTCTTCTTTTCTGGTGGTTTATACCAAGGCGCATTAGGGGCTAGAACTGTTTTCATGTGTTCTTCTCCTTGAGTTTGGCTTCTGTGTTTTTGATGAACTCACCCATAGTCACCGAAGTGCCGATGATTTCTTGCATATCACCATCCGTCAGGCCAACCCATGTTCGTTGTTGGTCTGGAATTAGTGCAAGAGCTTCATGCAAAGCCTTCATCTTCCGCATATAGCCCTCCGACATCCGGCACACATACTCATCGCCTTCGCGTATCCAACGCAAATAACCGTTTGGAAAAGAAATTTCTTCGTAAGGCATCATGCGTTCTTCTCCTTGAGTTTGGCTTCGATTTCTTTATGGATTTGCTCTACTTTGTTACTTGGCAACCAATGCCGCTGACCAATCTCAAAATATTCCTCATCCGTCAGCCCAACCCATGTGCGCTGTGGTTGCGTAACTATTCCAAGAACGTGACGTAATGCAGATGCTTCGTGCTTGTCAAAACTGTTTTGGTTTTCTTTTGCTTCAAGGTGTTGCAAACGTCTTTCCAATGGCTTTGTGTAATGTTTCCACGCAAGCGGCGCTTGTTTTGGTTCACACTCACCAATACAATTTGTTTTTGCACATAAATGGCAAGTCATGTCTTACTCCTTAATGCCTGGCTTTTTGGTTAAACCTCGAATTGTCTGTGCAGTTTCTTTCAAGAACGAACGGTGCAGAGACACATATTCGTCAGCAACATCATCAAGACTGCGCTCAATGCGGTATGCGTAATACGATGGCTCACCAATAGGCTCCTGCTCTGGTTGTGCCAAGGCTTCTTTGACGGCAGCGGTGGCTTGGCAAATCAGGCAATTACAGCCAAAGTCACCTTCTGGCTCTGTCAAATATCCAGCGTAATCCAACGCCTCAAGCGCCAGCTTCAATGCTTCTTTCATGTCATCTCCAAAAGATGTAATCACAGAAAGCGGCAAACGCCACGATAAACAACAGAACTTCAAAGTCGTTCATTTCGTGCCCCTCAACTCGAAAAGTCCTTGGTGTTGGGGATAAGTTTTCATAAACTTTCGTGCCAAATATGGTGTTGCATGATCGTTCAGTTTCCATTCTCCGACCTCTGTAATGGCTGTGTGGTGGCGTAAGAACTCAACTATGGTTCTTGCTGAATAGTGCTTGTAACCTCTTTCTATGACCAAAAACGCTTGTTTTTCAAACGCTTCCCAAACGTGGTTATTGGACTTAATCCATTCGTCAAAGTTAAACATCTAATTACTCCTAAAAGGGTGGGGCTACGGCGCAATTGGTAGACGGCAGAATTGCCTGCGCTTTCACCCCGTTAATCAAAATTCCATGTCGTGTGATGGCTCTTTTTCGCGTGGCTCATTGAGGTAAGCCCACCCTGACCAACCACCATCGATGACGGGGATGTTGTCTACCTTTAGCATAAGCCCATTCTTGGTTTCAATCACAGAACCGATGCGGTAATACTTGGTTTTTTCCACCCCATCTTTCATGTACTTGCCACCTGTGACGGTGACTTCATATTTGAATTTACTCATAGTTTGCCTTTCAAGTCATTGAGTTTATTAAGTTTAATTTCCAGTTCACGCAAGAATTTCATTACCTCATCTTCCAACATCTTGATGTAGTCAGAATCCCGTTGTATGCGTACAACAAACAGTTTCAGACCATCATCAACCCTTGGGTCAAAGCTAACAAAATCGCACCATTTCCTGCTTGTGCAGGCCATCTGCCATTGGACTTGGGGAATGTATTTAGAAGGCATTTCACCTTTGAGAAGCGTGTCAAAGTGCGTGGCTGTGTTGGGACATTTAATCTCTAACACTCCATCATCACCCACCAACCCATCTGGTGACGCACCAGAGCGCTGAACATAAGGATGGTCAATCAGCCCTACCTCATCAACCAAAACATCCTTGGCGGCTTCGTAGGCGGCTCTGGCAAACCCCTCATTAGCAGTTCCCCATTCCATTGCTGCGTTGGTAAAGGATTCAGCCTGGGTGTTGGTCATGCGTTCGCAGATTAACTGCGCCATGTAGTTCTCACGGCTAGTGGAATAGCCTTTTTTTGTCTTGGCAATAACGTCAGCAACTCGGCTAGCGGTTACCTTACCAAGACGGGCGGCAAACCACTCGGGACTGCGTTGGTCAACAAATTGTGCGTCAGTCATTGTTCAATCTCCAAAGTAACTTTACATTCATCCGACAAACCAAATCCATTGTCGGCACAATACATTTCAATTTTGTCACTCAATTTTTGATAAAGATGAGATTCAACATCCACCAAAGGCACTTTTGCGTTTACTGCAATGTATGCCTCAAATGTGACTTTTACAATTTCAAACTTCTTCATGCCAAACTCGCTTTCTTTTCGTCTTTGGCTGCAATGATTTTCTTCTGCCAGTTGGCATCAGTACCACAAGCCTTGTAAGCCTCTGTGTATGCCTTTTTGAGTTCGTCTGATGTTTTAGCGTCTTGGATAGCAACCAGGTGGTCAGCCATCAAGTTTGAATCAACCGTAGTCTTTTCTGGGCGTGATGCTCGATTGCCATCATCATCTTCTGGTGCAATACCGCAAGCAGCCATAAGCGAGTAACGGCGACCATAAGTGAGCGCAGAAGCGTAGCCTTGTGGGTCTTTCTTGGTGGCAGGGAAGTGAACAATCCCGCACTCCAACATTTCGCCTGATTCGTGAACAAACACAGTCTCAACCATGATGCCATCAGGACAATCGTAGTTCTTTTGGAGAAGGAAAATCCCGTTGTCGTTCAAAGCGTCAATGACTGCCTCAACACAAGCTGACAGATCAGCGTACTTGGAACGGAAGTGGGGATTGGTTGAGGTCTTGAGCGCAGGGCCAAAGGCTTTCTGTGCTTTGACAAGGGCGGTGGCAATGTTCTTCATTTACTTACTCCAAAAAAATACATCTAATGCAACAACAACAAGGGCGGCAACGCTGACAGCAATCATCACTTTGTCAACCAGTCTCAGACCGTTGTAAGGCTTCTCAATGGCTGCGCCGTATTCCATCGTGTTGCGGAACGCCTGGTTAAGCGTGTTGGGGAATTTGCGGGTGGTTGGGTTGTTATCAGTCATACATCTTCTCCAAGGCTAAGTCCAAAGCAAAGTCAGCGTTGCGCTTCTTAACGTGCTTGAGATATTGGGATTCAAATTCTTCAATGACAGACTGAGACAACAGGTTGTAAATGCAGTCGTCACCGATCATGCAGAAATGCAACGAACCTGTGTATTCGTCAAAGTGACACTCAAGCTGTGCGCTTGAATCGTGGTGTGTGAGTTTCAAAGTTTCCATCTAATTACTCCTAATCAAGCCTGAAAGATTTGGCAATGGCAACCACGTTTCACCATGAGTGAAACAAAGCCAAGTGCTTTTGTGATTGATGTGAACTCAATGCGTGACCAATCGCCTTGAGTGTTTGTGGTGTTGAACTCAACAATGTATGTGCGTTTCATCTAATTACTCCTAAGTTAGCGCCAAGGGGTTTAGCGCATGAATGTGACTGTAAAGCAAAATTAACAAAAAAAGAAGGGGTTTGGCAAATATTTTTATTTGTGTTGTATTTTTGCTAATCTGCCTTTACAATCTAGCCATGACCAAGGCACAACTTATCACACTAGCAGGCTCACAGGCTGAGCTAGCCAGGCTTCTTAAAGTCTCCCGAGCCGCCGTTTGCCAATGGAAAGACATTCCCAAGGCAAGAATCTGGCAGCTTATGGTTCTACGCCCCCAATGGTTTGAGGTAATTGAATGACAGATCAACCTAAACTTTGCATTGATTGCAAGCACTACATCGTTAACCAACAGAAACAGCCCTGCAAGGAATGTTTGCTGAAACAAGGCATTTTCTGGTTAAAAAAGGCTTGACAAAGAAAAATCTGTGTATAATCCAAACTGTCAAAGAGTGGCATCAATGACACAAGAGCCGTTAGTTCAGACTCCGACCCCGAATGGGGTTCCAATTTTCTTTACGGAAAGTTGTGATGCCACCGGGGTCTGAACCAACGGCTTTTTTGTTGCCTTTTTTTGACCGTCAGGGCGCGTTAGCTGATGGTCTGCATGGACTGAACCCAAGAAACACCGACACAGCGATACACCCCGCTGCTTGCCGACCAGCGTTGATTGAGCGACTGGTAAAGGATTGGGTACAACGGTGGAAACAAGGCCCTTTCTATAAGCGAATCAATCCGTCAAGCGCACTTGGTTTTTTTGTTGTTTTAGATGAACTTAGAAGGAATGAAGATGAACAAAAGAATGGAGAAGGTGGTTCATTCCACCCTTGGAGAACCTATGCCTGAATTATTTAAGACTGGCTTTGAAAGATTTTGGGATGCCTGGCCTCGATCAACCCGAAAAGGTGGAAAGTCAGAGTGCCAAAAGAAATGGGTCAAGCTGTACTGTGAGACTCATGCCGACCAAATCATCAAGCACGTTGAGTGGATGAAAACAACCGACCAATGGCGCAAGTCAGACGGGGCTTTTATTCCTGCGCCACTTGTCTATCTGAACCAACAAAGATGGGATGGGGCTGAGATTCCTGAAGAACCGACCCGCGAATACGTTGACCCTGCTTTAACAAAGATTCAAGAAGATAGAAACAAAGCCGCCCCGATGCCGCCAGAAATCAGGGCAAAGATTGCAGAATTATTGAAAGGAAAGGTGGCATGAATGAGTTGGCTTTATTCGCAGGCGCTGGTGGGGGCATTCTTGGGGGAAAACTTCTCGGATGGCGAACAGTCTGCGCCGTTGAATGGGAACCTTATCCAGCAAGCGTACTGTGCGCCCGACAAAATGACGGACTTCTCCCGCCTTTCCCGATTTGGGATGATATTCAAACCTTTGACGGAAACCCATGGGCAGGAATTGTTGACGTCGTATCTGGCGGCTTTCCATGCCAAGACATCTCATCAGCAGGAAAAGGCGCAGGAATTGATGGAGAGCGAAGCGGAATGTGGAGAGAAATGGCGCGCATCATTCACGAAGTACGACCCAGATACGTCTTTGTGGAGAACTCACCAATGCTCACTTCTAGGGGACTTGGAACCGTTCTCGGAGACTTGGCCTCAATGGGGTTTGATGCGAGATGGGGAGTGTTGGGAGCAGCTAACGTTGGAGCGCCACATCAGAGGGACAGAATCTGGATTGTCGGAAAAGCTACCAACTCCTCAATCAACGGACTACCGAGACAAACCGACAAGCAAATCATGGAAAGCCAAAGGGGGAGTGAACTTCAGCTTGGCGAACCCAGAAATTCAAAAGAAATGGCCTACACCAGTTCGGTCAGATCACGAAATGAGGCGACCAACGGCGAAATGGAAGGGAACCTCGGATTTAGTCTCGGTGGTGTGGACAGAGACTGGTGGCAGAGAGAACCCGAATCAACCCCCCGCACTACTGAACGCAACCTGGGTGGAATGGTTGATGGGGTGGCCTCTAGAGTGGACAGACTTAAAGCCATTGGAAATGGACAAGTCCCCCTCTGTGCCGCAACCGCATGGAGAATCTTAAGCCAATGAACTACTACCAAGCCCACAACATTCTTGACGAAGTGCGTGAAGGCGCACAGTACTCACAAGCAACGATCAATAAAGCGTTGGAATTGACAGGCGATTATGGATTTTCAAGACTTGAGAAAAAAAACAATCGAGTGGTATGCCAAATTAGCAATTCAGAAGGGTTGGACAGCGTATGCCAAACATCAAGTTTTGGAGATGGAGAAAGACGAATCGGGTCTTTGGGTGGGGCTATATGCCGAAGTCAAACAACGAGTTGAGGAACTAAAAAAATGAAATTTATAGCCCGACTATGCGCTATCTGCGGAAAGTCTAAATCAGCCCTTGGCGGCAAGATTGTCAAGCGTGGCGGTATTCGTCAATGGATTTGCAAAGCCTGCGTGGAAGAAAAATGAGATACGCCGCCCGAGTTGACGCAAACCAAGAACAGGTCGTTTCAGCCCTAAGAGCCGCTGGCGCTTACGTTTGGATTATTGGCCTGCCTGTTGACCTTTTGGTGGGTTACAAGGGTCACACATTCCTGATGGAAGTCAAAGATGGCTCTAAAAAGCGTTTAACGAAGCTACAAGAGGCTTTTTTTGAAAATTGGTGCGGGGCAACAGTCTGCCGTGTTGATGGCCCTGAAGCCGCTTTAAGAATGATTGGAGTGATTAGATGAATGAACCAAACAAGGCCGTGGACTACATCCTGAAGTATTCGGCTCAATACGCCAAAGCCAAAAGCCAACGGGTTTATCTTGAGGAATTTAGAAAAACCAAAAAAGCCCTGTTGATGAAAGAGGCGCTAACCCTTGGGGTGGAAGCGGCAAACGCCCAAGAAAGAGAAGCCTACGCCCATCCTGAATACCAAGAACTTCTGAAAGGTTTGGCTGCGGCAATAGAAACAGAAGAAACCCTCAAATGGAATTTGGAAGCTGCCCGAATGAGAACGGACATTTGGAGAACAGAACAAGCCAACAACCGCATGACTGACAAGGTGACACAATGACACAAGATGAAATCATTGAGATGGCTAGACGGGCTGGCGTTGATATGTCGCTTGGCGAACATTGGAGTTTTTTCATCGAAGAACTTGAAGCCTTTGCCAAACTGGTAGCAGCTAAAGAGCGTGAGGCGTGTGCAAAGTTGTGTGATGACAAACATCACACATGGCGGTGGGATGACGAGCCTAATTCATCCAGCGGCCCCCGCGACTGCGCCGCCGCAATCCGAGCAAGAGGTGAAGCATGAGAAAGCAATGCCGCCGCAAAGTTTGGTCTACCGCCATAAACCCAATTGCTCACGCTATGGCTGGCGCTGCCGTAACTGACGAATCAAGCCTAAACAAGCTGAGACTTGGTGAGTTATCCGCTTTAGAAGCCATGAGAATGGGAAAAGGAACGCTAGAAGATTGGCGTTTATTGGTGGATATGCTGAACATCACTCAGACCTTTATCCGACACGGGATTGGCCCTGAAGCCAGAGAGGACTGCCAAAAGGCTCAAGAAAGCCTCTATAACGCCGCCAAACGCTATGAAAAGACTAAGCGCATGGGTTTGGATGGAGTTGGCATAAAAGCCCTGCAAGAAGTCCATACCTGGCATGACCTGCAACGGACTAGCGTAGCCAGATCGGTCTATGAGGACATGATTGAAAAAACCCGCAACTACATCAAATCCAAAGGTCGCGAAGTGGTTGAGATATGATTCCCAAATTTCACTATTTCAGGTCAAAAAAGCACCTAAAGAATGTGGCTTCCCTGCCCTGTCAGGTCTGTGGATTAGAAGGAAGCACCCAAGCCGCCCACTCAAACCAAGCCAAACACGGCAAAGGCAGGGGTATCAAGGCAAGTGACGAATACACCGCTGCCCTATGCTTTAGGCATCATTTCCTAATAGATCAGGGACAGAGTTTGACCAAAGAGGAAAGGGTGGATATGTGGGATAAAGCCCACAAAAAGACGATAGAAGCCCTATTGGAGAGGGGTCTATGGCCTAGAGAGATTCAATCCCGATGAGCCTTGTCAAGCCCTTGGGACTCATGTTTTTTGAGTTCTTTCTCAACCTTTTCAATGCGGCGCATTTCTTCTTTGTGTTCACGCACAGACTCATAATGGCCTGTGGGGGTTGGGCGATAATTCTTTTTTTCGGTGATCTTAAAATTTGTAGCCATTGGAAAAACTCCTATAATGTGATTGACAATTATGCCCCGATGGGCGTAAAGTCACCAAACAACTTCCTAAAGGAAAAATCATGGGCAAAATGGATTCAAGCAAAGGCATCCCAAGCACCACAGGCGCAACAGCCCCTAAAGGTGCAACATCTTCTGACCGTAGCGGTGAGCGCATGGAAAAAATGCGTGGCGGCGTGGCTCAAGGCAAAGAAGATGCAATTGGTTCGGACAAACTGTTCAACACAGGCCGCACCGCAGGTATTTGCTACACTAAGACCCGTAGTCAGTATCGTTAAAAAGCGAAGCCTCTGCAACCGTGAAGGGATTGCAAAGGCTTCTAACCAAACAACTGAAAAGGAGTTGAAATGGCTGAGTCAGATTTTAGCTTGACGAAAGATTTACTTCACGAACTGTTTGAGTATCGTGATGGTTTCCTATTTTGGAAAATTGCCAGACCCCATGTCAAAGTTGGTCAAAAAGCAGGCACACAGGGTGATCGTGGCTATTGGAAGATAACGATTGCGAACCGAATGTATAGGGCGCATCGCATTATTTTCCTATATCACCACGGTTATTTGCCTACTGAAATTGACCATATTGATGGCGATAGGCAAAACAACAGGATTAAGAATTTACGCCCTGCAACCCGTTCGCAAAACCTGTCAAACAAGGGTTTGTCAAACAACAACACATCAGGCGCTAAAAATGTGTCTTGGTGTAAAGAACGGAAAAAATGGGAAGTTCAGATGTATGTCAACAAGAAAAAGACATACGTTGGCAGATTTGATGATTTAGAAGTCGCAAAAGCTGCCGCAACTGCCTTTAGAAACCAAAATCTAGGGGAGTTTGCTAATCATGGTTAAACATTGTAAAGCCTGTAACCATTTTGTAGATGGGAATCAGGCTATCGGCACTTGCAGGCGTTTTCCGCTGTTTCAGACTCGATCACCAAACGAATGGTGCGGAGAGTTCTCAGCGATTGAATATGGCGACCCACAGCCTGAGATGCTGGCGCTTCCTGTTGTGGAAAAACCACAAAGATTAGGCGAACTGATGGGTTATCCAAAAGTTTCGTTGAAAGATGCTGAAAAAGCGTTTGATGAGGCTTATGAGGAAATGAAACCTAAACGCAAATACACAAAGCGGGTGAAAAATGAAACCGCATAAACACGCTGAACTAATTAAGGCTTGGGCTGATGGGGCTGAGATTGAATGTCGAAATAAAAACTTTCAAGATTCGTGGTCACCACTAATGGAAGGATGTTGGGATCGTGAATTTTTAGAGTTTCGCATCAAACCACAATCAAAGCCAGATATTAGCTACAAAACTAATATTGAATACGACTTTGGATGGAAATGGGTAAGCACCACATCAACCAAGCATCCGAATCTAAGTCTTACATTTGATGGTGAAACGGGTGAACTTAAATCAGCAGAGGTGCTTAAATGATTGTCAAGCCTTTAAGAAGCAAGATCATCGTAAAGCCTGACCAACGATTCAAGTCAGAACTGTTAGACCTGACCCAAGTTCAGGGTGCTGACACATCAGGAATCGTGGTGGCGGCAGGCCCAGAGGCTCTAGATCAGGGTCTAAACATTGGCGACAAGGTTCATTTTGGGACTGTGGCTGCTGATGTTGGTGACGAATATCTCAAGTTTGAACCGCTAATCCTCAATGGTGAGCGCCACCTGAAGATGGATTGGCAAGATGTTTGTTTTGTAGAGGAAATATGAAGGGACTTTACGCCAACATTCACGCCAAGCAGGAACGCATCAAGCGTGAAAAAGCCGAGGGTAAGCCTGTGGAAAAGATGCGTAAGCCTGGCACAAAGGGCGCACCCACGGCCGAAGCGTTCAAACAATCAGCTAAGACTGCGAAAAAGAAATGAAAGACATAGTCAATCAAATTGGCAATGGTTTGATGGATGGTTTTACAGGGTGTGCTTTTGCAATACTTTGCTTATTGATTGTTTATTTGGTTATGGAATTAAAGGCTAAAAAATGAAAAAACACGACAAGCCCATCCCCCATAAGACCACAGGTAAGGACAAGACCTATAACCCAACAGAAAAGGGTGCAGGAATGACCGCCAAAGGTCGTGCCGAGTACAACAAAAAGAACAACGCCAACTTGAAACCGCCAGCGCCAAACCCTAAGACTAAGGCTGACGAAGGAAGAAAAGCATCTTTTTGCGCCCGAATGGAAGGGGTCGTAAAGAACGCCAAAGGCCCTGCGGAACGGGCTAAAGCCTCACTAAAGAACTGGAACTGCTAATGACCAAAGACCAAATCCAAGCCCGTATTGACGAACTGATGAAGATCGGCAAGCAAGCCGAATCAACTGTTCACGCAGTAAACGGCGCACTTCAGGAATGTAACTACTGGCTACAACAAATCCAACAAGGCGCAGAGCCTGAAGTAAAGAACAATGAAGGTTGAGAACGTCTACACCTTGGCGATGTGGTATTCCTGTTGTAAGAAGCAACACGCCTACCTGAAAGCCAAGAAAGACCCGTTGGCTAGCGTTTTTAAGGAATTGGTGCTATCTTATGAGCAAAGATTCCGTGACCTGAACGAAGATATAGATGTGATGGCCTACTTTGGGGAACAAAATGCCGTTAGTTAAAAGCACAAGCAAAAAAGCGTTTGAGAAGAACATCAAAGCCGAGGTGAAAGCTGGCAAGCCTATTAAGCAAGCCGTGGCGATTGCCTATTCAGAGAAGCGGGAAGCTGAGAAAAAGCCCAAAAAGAAATAAAATCGGCTAACTACCGAGGATTTCTATGCCAACCCTAGCCGACATTTACAGCATGATTGACTCTGCAAAGCGCAGGGGAACGGACTTTATCCGCAACCCTGGCACAAGCCTTCAGCAGATGGTGGGCAATGCCAATGATCGGGCTAGAGCGCAGCTAGAGAGCGACAGGGCGGCGACAGATGAGTTTTTGGCGACTAGGAACCTGAACGGCCCACTCCAAATGCAGAACGCTATGGAGTTTGCCCAAGGCTACAACCCTGTTGGGATGACTAAAGTTTATCGTGCTGGCGGTCAATATGGATTAACAGCAGATAGAGGTGGCCCAACTTTTTATGCAACAAAAGAAGAAGGGGCTATTCCTTTTTCAAAATACGGGCCAGTTAGAGAAGTTGAAATAAATCCTAAAAACATTCTTGACACTAGTGTTATCAGAATGAAGAAAATTTATGACGAATTTCTTAAAGAAACAAAACATCCTGCTGGTTATGGCCCAACAATGCGACCCTATTGGACTGCTGAACATGATTTTCGTGAATGGTTAAAACAAAAAGGTCACGATTACGATGCAATTATGTTTGATGAGCCAACTGGTATCCCGTCAATTGCTGTTTATGGGAAACATGAAACAAAATGACCGAAACTGACGATAAGCCCCAAGAGAAGCGCCCCGTAGGTCGCCCATCTCTATACGACCCTGCCTATTGTGATCAGGTAATTGAGCTTGGAAAGATCGGTAAGTCAACTGAAGCAATTGGCGCTATTTTGGGTGTCGGGACTAAAACTTTATACAACTGGCGTGACCAATTCCCAGAATTTTTACACGCCTTAGAGCTAGCTAAAGAATTTGAGTTGCAATGGTGGGAAGATATAGCCCAAACTCACATGGTTGAGAACAAAGAAAGCGACAGGCTGAACGCAACCATCTGGGCTAGAAGCATGGCGGCAAGGTTTCCTAAGAAGTATCGGGAAAGCGTCAAGCAAGAGATTACGGGGGCTGATGGTGCGCCTTTAATCTCAGGGATTCAAGTGACCTTTGTGAAGCCTGAAAACGCTGAATGAGCCAACACGCATGGGGATTGAGTACCGTCAGAGAGCGCTTTGGCAATTGATGGCAAACGTCATACAGTCTCCAGCCGTGTTGGGTGTTAAACCAGCAAACGAGGATGTTGACGCAAGCGATTTTCTGGTTTTCTCGCTTGCCTTGTTGAAAACCGAATCGTGCCCAACAACTTATAGGAACAAATGGAACTTAAAGACGCAATCGCCAAGGCTCAGTTTCCCTACAAACTAGCCTGCCTGTTTGACCCACCCAAAGCTCGGTATCGAGTTCTCTATGGTGGTCGGGGCGGCGCTAAGTCATGGGGAGTTGCAAGGGCTTTGCTTATTAAAGGGGCAAAAGACTGCCTGCGTATCCTATGCGCCCGTGAGTTCCAGACCTCAATTAAGGATTCGGTTCACAAGCTACTGTGCGACCAGATTGCCGACCTTGGGCTGACTTCCTTTTATGAGATAACTCAAACCTCAATTCGTGGCAAGAACGGCACAGAGTTCAGCTTTGTCGGCTTGAAGAACAATGTGGCAAACGTCAAATCCTATGAGGGCGTGGACATTTGTTGGGTTGAGGAAGCCCAGACCACATCCAGACTAAGCTGGAATGTGCTTATCCCAACCATCCGAAAACAGGATTCAGAGATTTGGGTGACCTTCAACCCTGAGTTGGAAACCGATGAGACTTACCAAAGGTTTGTGCTAAACCCACCAGAAGGGGCGATTGTTCAAAAGATCAATTGGTCAGACAACCCTTGGTTCCCTGAAACTTTAGATGTTGAGCGCAATGCCCTTAAGACAAGGGACATAGAAGCCTATAACGTGGTCTGGGAAGGTTTGTGCCGCCAAACCGTAGATGGCGCTGTGTTTGCCAAGGAAATGCAGGTCGCTGAGTTGGATGGGCGCATCACTAAGGTCAATTACGACCCCACAAAGCCTGTTCACGCCATCTTTGACTTGGGTTGGTCTGACGCTACGGCTATTTGGTTCCTTCAGTTTGTGGGCATGGAAACCCGCCTGATTCGCTACATTGAGGGCAATCAGCAGACCATGAGCGAATACCTGGCAAAGATGCAGACCTTTGGCTATATCTATGACACCCTTTGGCTGCCGCATGACGCTGAGAACAAGACGTTGGCGGGGAATGGGAGAAGCATTGAGGAAATCGTCAGGGCTGCGGGATACAAGACCAAGATCATCCCCAAAACGCCAATCATGGACTCCATCAACGCTGCCAGAACAATCTTCCGCAATTGCTGGTTTGACCGTGATAACTGCCATGATGGACTTCAATGCCTGCGCCACTACCGCTATGACGTTGACCCTGAGACAAAGCAGTTTTCAAAAACGCCAGTTCACGATAATTACTCCCATGGGGCTGACGCTTTCCGTTACATCGGGCTGATGGTCAACGAACCCCGCCAAAGACCCAAACCCAGACCGCAGGTCTACTATGGTGGTGCAAATAGTTGGATGGGTTGACAATTCGGCATAAAATCGCCACATCTTTTTAGGAATCGCTATGGCAAACGATACAGTCGCTGACCCACGAATTGACGAGGCAAAAGAGTTCCTCAAGTTGGCTAATGACGCTGACACCATGAACCGCCAAGAGGCGTTAGAGGATATGAAGTTTGTCGGCGGCGATCAATGGCCCGTAGAACTCCAGAACTCACGCAATCTGGAATCACGCCCTGTTTTCACAATCAACAAGCTAGACGGCTACTGCCGCCAAGTGGTCAACCAGATTCGCCAACAGCGCCCCCGCCCCAAAGTTCACGGCATGAACTCAGATGCTGACGAAAAAACCGCACAAGTCATTCAGGGCATCATTCGCCACATCGAGGCTAATTCCAGAGCCGATAACGCTTACGACACCGCTGCTGACTACGCCGTTCGCATGGGTTGGGGCTATATCCGACTCCGCACAGACTATGTTTCGCCTGATTCCTTTGACCAAGAAATCTACATTGATGCGGTAGATAACCCATTTACCGTCTATTACGACATCAATTCAGTCGCCCCCGATGGGTCTGACGCAGAGCGTTGTTTAATTACAACAATGATGCCAAAGAAAGAGTTTGAGAAACTCTACCCCGATTCTGACACTATGAGTTTTACTCAACGGGGAACTGGCGACAGCCAATCCGAGTGGATTACCAAAGAGGACATTCGCCTTGCTGAGTACTATTACATCGTTAAGGAAAAGGCGACTCTGTATCTTTTGAGTGATGGCACATCTACATTTGCGGAAGATGAGGATTTCTTTGAACGTCTTGCTGCTCTAAAAATTGAGGTGGTCGATCAGCGCCCTTCATACAAGAAAACTGTGAAGTGGTGCAAGCTGACAGCCTGCGAGATTCTTGAGGAAAGAACCTTGCCAGGTCGCTACATCCCTGTGATTCCCGTGGTTGGTCGCCATATCGTTGTTGGTGACAAACGCCACAAGTTTGGCATGGTGCGCTACGCCAAAGACCCACAGCGTATGTATAACTTCTGGCAGACTAGCCTGACCGAATCCATCGCCCTTGCGCCAAAAGCCAAGTGGTTGATGGCAGAAGGTCAAGACGAAGGCCATGAAAACGATTGGGCGCAGGCTAACCTCAAGTCTTTCCCATTGCTGCGTTACAAGCAAACAGACATTGAAGGTCGCCCTGCGCCTGTTCCACAGCGCCTGCAACCAGAACCCCCACCAACAGGCATCTTGTCGGCTACCGAAGTCATTGATACCGACCTGAAGATGATGATGGGCGTGTTTGACCCTGCCCAACTCAAGCAAGGCAATATTTCTGGCAAGGCTCTGAATGGGCAAGTTCAGCAGATGGACTTGTCTAATTTTGACTTTTACGACAACCTTACAAAGTCACAAGCCCAAGTTGCTCGGATTATTCTCAACTGGATTCCAGAGGTTTACGACACTCAGCGAGTGATGCGAATCATCGGTGATGACGGCAAGCCTGAGACTATTACGATCAACGAGCGTGATGCCGTGGGTCGGGTTATGAACGATGTAACCGTGGGTTTATACGATGTGGTGATGGACACAGGCCCTGGCTACAACAGCAAGCGTCAAGCCGCAGTCGAGGCAATGACACCTATCTTGGCGGCAGACCCCAACCTCATGGGTCAGATTGGCGACCTTTGGTTCCGCAATCAGGACTTCCCTGGCGCAGATGTTATCGCTGACCGCCTTGCCACTCTTAATCCCTTGGCTCAAATTGACGAAAAATCCGATGTGCCGCCACAGGCTCAGATGGCTATCAAGCAATTGCAAGGTCAACTCCAACAGGCTCAACAGCAGATTCAGCAGATGCAAATGGCTATGAAGCAACGCCAAGACATTGAGCAGGTCAAGCAAGACAACGAGAACAAGCGCAAGTTGATGGATGTGACCGCCAGAGCGCACAACACCGAAACAATGGCAGAGGTCAGGGTCAACGACCAGAACACCCGTTCAATCACAAGCCAGAATAAGACCGAGATTGATGCGATTGTTCAGCTTAT